TTTCTGAATGAATTCCTTTGAGAGTTGCCTTATAAGAAAATCCTCGATCGCCTTAAAAGAAACAACGCGATCCTTATTATTTGGCAGAAAATCGAAGAGCGATCCTATTGGAGACTCTTCATAAAATGCGTTCATCCATTCGGCCGGCCCTAAGCACCGATCAAGGCACGCCTTCCATGCAGCAGGAATTTCCCTATTTTTAGGAACCTGCCTTATGATGGCACTTGTGGGGAATAGATACCACATATCGATGGCCTTGGTTCGTGCCACCGCCTGTATAGTTGACCAATCCACCTGGCAGCCGAAAGGATCCAGGAAAAGAACTGCTCTATGCCTTCGTCCAGCAGGATGTTTTTTCCCATGCCAATCTATGGTCGCGCATATGTTAAGAAGAGACCTATTTGCATCTCCGTGAATTATCTCGATGTCCTTATTTTCATAATCTGGCTCTTCAGCAAGCCTTCTGAGTTTTTCCACATTTTTCTTTTTGCTTTCTATGAGTTTAAACGAATGAAACCCATCCTTTATGCCCAATGCACGCCGAACTGATCCTTGAAAGAACTCAACTTGTTGAGGCTCAATTTCAGGAGAAACTTCGAAAAAAGATTGGCCCGCAGAAGGTGAGGGGCTCTTGATCTGGTAGGGCTCCCCTGTTCCAGAAAATGCATCAATGTAGATGCGATGAAAGTCCTGAAATTTAAGCGCGACATTATAAGCCCTTAGGTACTCTTCAATACAGTCAAGTTTTAATCGCGTCCATTCGCCGCCGTGATCACGTTGAACCTGATCGCCCATAATCACTCCTCTGTTCTCTGCAAATCAATGCCGACGCTCAAGGCTTGTCTGGATCTTCGGTCTGCTGGACACGCTCCAGGATCAGCTGCTCGACCAGCAGCTCCAGGGCGGCGACGCGGGCGGTGATGGCGGTTGTCATTGGGCGCACCCTCCTGCGAGGTAGCAGGGTGATTTGGCGAGGCTCTTGGACATCCAATATCTTTGCCTATTCCCCGCCGGATTAATGATCCTTACCCGATAAAACGGTCCGCTTTCGTCAATAACGATCAGATCGGTGCCGTCATTTAGGTAAATGCACTCCCCCACAGCATCTGCCCATCTATCATTCGCCTGCGACATTGCACTGTCGATCTCTCGAAAGAACTCCGGAGACAGGCACGCATATCCGCCTCTTGATTGAATCTTTTCGCCGAATATCGCCGCGTTGGCGGTTGATAACGGCGTAATCACCGCCATTGCCAGCACAGCCAATCTGTATTCCATTATTCCGGTCCCCATGATCCATCAACTTCTTGGCAGAACCATGCACTGATCGCGACAGCAATGCTGCCGGGGAAATCAGCCATTACAAGCTCCCCAGGATAGCGCGGCGGCGCTCGTCGTATTCCTGCTGGGTGATCACCTTGCGGTCGAGGAGGTCTTTGATGGTGGCAAGGCGGGCTTCTGCGGAAGTCGCTGGCGCCGTAGAGACGGCCGGCGCTGCTGGCGCGGCTCCAACGTCGCGGACATCCCAAATCGAACGGATGAAGCTATCGACAGAAGCCTCATCGGAGACGGGCGCCATAGCCTCAACCGTTGTTGCGCAATTACCTTGGTAATGGCTGCGACCTTTGCGTATGAGTCTTCCCATAAAATTATCAAGCGTTGCCGTGTATTCGTATTCCTTCCTTGATCCAGTTTCTTTGAAATACCCACCAGACCGCTGCCATTTTTCTGGCTTCAAAGCACCGTCGTTCAGCGACTCTGCGTCGCTCTGCGTGACACGAGAAAAGTTGAACTTATCATTGCAAACACATCCAATCGCATACTGGTGCAGAGGACTTTTGCCTTTGACCACCAAGCGCTTTGATCCGGCCGGGAGGTCTGAACGGTTCGATTCATCTGCGAACTCGACCGAAACCGGGAAGGCTGCGCGCCAGGGGCACGTCATAGGGAAGGCGGCAAATGCGGCCGTGGTGTTCGTTGCCGACGGCGTTGTTGTTTGGCAGGATGCAAGAGTTAAGGCGCACGCAAATATCGCCGACCGTTGGTATGCGTTCATTCGAGCCCCCAATATCCCGCCGCTGCTCGCTTGGTGGCGAACTGCCCGAAGAACCCGATTGCAGTCCAGACCGCTAGCCCGAGAACGCCACCAACGATCCAAGGCGATCCAATCGCCGCACCCGCGGCGGTGAAAACCACAGCGAAGATCGGCAGACGGTGTACGCCTGAAGCAACGTCCATAAATTCGTCGAATGCACAGAGCGTGGCCCCCAGCCAGAATGCCAGCGCGAGGCCCCAGCCCCAGCCGACCAGCACCAAAGCTGGCCCCAACATGGACGCGCCATTGAAGATCCACCACATCGCCATTCCCCACTTGAACGCGAGCGCCAGCGAATAAGCGCAACCTGACTATGGCAGGGCGGCCGACCCAGGAAAATGCGGGAAAGTTCCCGCACAACCCTTGACGCGGGAAATTTCCCGCATTACTGTTCCCTCCACACCCCACCCGCCTCCACCCGGAGCCCGCCATGCAGCCTCCCACCGACTACCGGTCCTTCGACCAGCTCACCATCGGCGCCGACTGCGCCGAAGCCCGCGTCGGCGGCACCCTGCGCGGCGGCTACGTCATCGGCGACAGCTTCGCCTATTGCGCCCGCGGCTATCACCTCGTGCCGCTGGCCGCCGTTCAAGACCTGAAGCTGCACGGTTTCAAACGGCTCGCGCCCTGAGTTTCGCGGCCCCGCCGCGTCCACCTGCTCGGCGCCGGCCATCCTCGGCGCAGGGCGTTTCCTCCAACTGATCCTCACCGCCGGGGCTTTCCCCGAGGTCCCGGCGGTCTTTCTTCCAGCCCGTTACCCGCTCCGCCCGGCGGGTCGGGTTTGAGTCCGTGAGAGGCCCGGCAACGCATCCCCAGCGTGACCGTCCCCCGGTCAGCCGGGCCTTTCACTCAACCGAAAAAGAGCCGAGCCATGATCGACCCCAGCGAACTTGCCGACCTCCGCCGCCGGCGTGACGAACTGGACCAGCAGATCGCCGACATCGAATACGCCGCAGCCTGTGCTGGAAAGTCCGCGCTCGACCTGCCGATGCAGGAGAACGACGCCAATGCCGCCACCGTGCGCGACTACCTGAAGGGGCTGCTGCTGGGGGTCTGGGAGAAGGGCGAGAGCTTCGACGGGAAGCGCCCGTTCGGCAATAGCGGTTGGGAATACGACCTGTACCGACCGCTCGTCGTCGCTGGGCTGGTGCCCGGCAATGTGGGCGTGAATGCCTTCGGCAAAGAATTCGACCGCGACGCAGCTGACCGGATCATCTGCGAGGCCATCGAGGCCCTGTAACCCCATCGCCCGCCGGCGGGGCGTGATCCCCGGCACCCCTCAACCAACCGAAGAAAGGATGTCTCGGCAGTAGGTGGGAAAACGGCGGGCGACCTTGGCCGGACGCCCGCAACCTCCAGGCTGGTGGACGGTGCAAGCCCGTCGCCGGCCTTGAGGCGTCAGAGGGACGCCGCGGCGTCAGCCGATCCACCGCCTGCATTCGCCATGGCAACGGATCGGCCCCTGGCCGGCGTCGGCGCCTGAGATAGATGGCCGGCTCCCTCGCCCCATTCCACCGCATGAGCGGAGCTTTCCCGATGCGCAAGCGCCCCACGCTTTCCCAGATGAACCGCACCGTCGAGCGCTTCAACCGTGATGTGCCGATTGGTTCTGCCGTCAAGGTTCGCAAGGACAGTGGAGAGGTCGTGCAGACCGTCACCGCCAGCGAGGCTTACGTCCTGAGCGGCCACACCCCGGTGATCTTCCTCCGCGGCATCAGCGGCTGCTACGCGCTCGACCGGGTGACGCCGGCCAGCATCGGAGGCTGATCTATGCGCAAGCCCCACCCCACCATCACCACCATCTGGTGCCCCATCCCCAGCGACGACACCGCCTATGAGATCCGCGGCAGCTATACCGGCTTCGGCGACGCGGTCGAGGTGTTCGATGTCGCCATCCTGATCGACGACCGCTGGCAGGCGCCGCGCAACGCGGTGCTGGATGAGATCCTGCGCAAGGTGTTGCAACCGGCCGCAGAGGAGGCCGCGGCGAAGGTGGCGCGGGAACTGCGCGAAGCCATGCAGATGCAGGCCGTCGAGCACGACGAGCGGTGGCACGACGAGCGCAAGGAACGCCAGCTGGAGCGGGCGCACCAGCGGCTGGCGGCGGAGTGATCGATGCGTCGCCCCGTCACCTCCGCCCAGCTGAACGACCTGCACGCTCGCGGCCTGACCGACCGTCAGTTCCGGCGCGAGGTCTACGCCATCGAGCACGGTGCCGATGCCCTGCGGCTGCTGGACCTCCAGACCCGGCGCGACGTGACGGCCAAGCTCTACGGCGACGCCCTCGGCGCCGCTCGCCTGCGGCTCCGCGACGGGAGCCTCCAGCCCTACCAGCTCCGGACGCTGGCGCACGCCTTCCAGCAGTGGAAGGCCGCCGTGTCGGAGCTTGCCGAATTTCAATCCCGCCGGCCGTCCGTGCCGGCCGCTGCGGAGTGAGGCCCATGGAAACCGCCCTCAATGCCAAGGCCATCGGCCGGGACGAGCTGACCGTCCTACCCTACCGGGTCATCACCACCGAAGGCTCCCGCCGGGTCCGCGGTTGGGTCTGGCAGAGCTGCGGCATCCGCCGGGACCGGGAGAATCGCCGCATCGTCATCGACCACCTGCCGACGGGCGCCCTGATCGGCGTGGCGCCCGACGTCGAATCCGCCCTGCGTGCCGTCGCCGACCTCGACCCGCTGCTGGACAGCAACGCCACCGCCGGCGGTCACGCGCTGACGCCCTCCATCCGGGCTGTCCTGCTGCGACACCGCATCGCCCTTCCGGATCCGGTGGTCCACCCGCTGCCGGATGAGGAGGCTGCCTGACATGGCCGGCCCCTACACCATCACACCCTCGGACGAGACCGCATACGGCACGCTGATCCATCTCCATGGCCGCGTGCTGCTGATCACCGGCATCTCGTCCGATTCCGCCGCCCAGCACAACCGCCTCGCCGAGCTGATGGTCGGCGTGCTGGCCCGCCTCACCCCGGCCGAACAGGCCGAACTTGACGCCATCGTCGGCGCGCATGAGGCGCGCTGGACCCAGGAGACGCCCGCCCCATGAAAACGCTTCTCTTCTACGACACGGAGACGACCGGCCTGCCGGACTTCAAGGCGCCTTCGGACGCCGCCCATCAGCCGCACATCACCCAGATCGCCGCGCTGCTGACCGACGAAGCCGGCAACAAGCTCGCCAGCCTCGACCTGCTGGTGCGCCCCGACGGCTGGACCATTCCACCCGACCTGCAGGAGCTGACCGGGATCACCATGGAGCGCGCCGAACAGGGGGGGGTGCCTGAGATGGTCGCCCTGTCTGCCTTCGAGGCCCTGTGGCGCCGCGCCTCGCTTCGCATCGCCCACAACGAGAGCTTCGACGCGCGCATCCTGCGGATCGGCTTCAAGCGGTTCGCCGGCATCTGCCATCCGGACGAGTGGAAAGGCGGTCCTGCCGCCTGCACCCAGATCCTATCCACGCCGATCCTGAAGCTGCCGCCGACCGAGAAGATGAAGGCAGCCGGCCGAAACCATCACAAGAGCGCGAACCTGCGCGAGGCCTACGAGTTCTTCACCGGCAAGCCGCTGTCCGGCGCCCACAACGCCATGATCGACGTGATGGGCGTCAAGGCGGTGTGGTTCGCCATCCAGGATCGCAACGCGGTTCCGGCGCCGGCCGGCACCGATCTGGCGGAGGCGGTCTGATATGGCTTGCCGCCTCCTTGAATACCACGGCCCGAGCCTGCCGCTCGATGTGCTGGAAATGGTCGCTGAGCGGCGGGCGACGCGTGACGGTCTGCTGTTCCACGACCTGCCGTTCCGGCACCAGCACTCGTACCTGATGGAGGCGCAGGAACTGCTGTTCGCCACGGCGTACGACCACCTCTCGATCGCTGTGCCCACCACGGCTCCAGCGCTTTTCCGATTCGTCCGCACCGCACGGCGCAATGCGGCATTTCTCGCAAACAAGGCGTCGAACCTCCGCCAACGGGCTGAACTCATCCTGAACGGAGCGCCCTGATGAACGCCCCTTCCCGCGCCCCCACCGTCATCCGCTCTTCCTCCCTGTCCGGCTATCCCGATTGCGCGCGCCGATCCGCCTCTAAGCTGTTCCCGGCCGAGATCGCGGCGGCCGGCTTCGATCTGCGCGACCTGCCCTCCAATGTCGGCGCCGCCGTCGGGACCGGGGTCCATGCCGCCGCGGCGCTGATCCTGAAGGAGAAGGCCGCCACCGGCAGCCTGCCGCCAGTCGACGTCGCCACCGAGGCCGCCATCGAGGAGCTTCGCCGCGCCGCCGAGCCGGGCATCACCTATGACCGCGAGACCCCGGCGCTGAACGAGGCCGAGCAGCAGGCCAAGCGCATGGTGGCGGTCTACCGGCACCAGATCGCCCCCGACGTCCAGCCCCTGATCGTGGAGGAGCGGCTGGAGGCGCAGGTGACACCCGACATCATCCTGTCCGGACAGTCCGACGTCATCGCCCGCGAGCCCGGCCGCATCCGAGACCTGAAGGGCGGCAAGACGATGGGCTGCCACGCGCCGCAGATCGGCTCCTACAGCCTGCTCGCCCGCTCCAACGGGATCGAGGTGACGGAAGCCTGTGTCGACTGGATTCAGCGCGTGCCGCTGAAGAAGCCCCAGCCCGACGCCGCCGTCCACCGCTACGACGTTGCCACCGCCGAGACGGCCGCGGTCAATGTGCTGCGCCACATCGAGGGCGACCTGACCACCTTCCGTCACGGCGACCCGGAACGGCATCTGCTGCCGGGCGACCCGTGGGCGTTCGTTGCCAACCCCTCTTCCAAACTCTGCTCGGCGAAATGGTGCCCCGCGTGGGGCACGTCCTTCTGCCGCGAACACGCCGCCATCGAGGAGTGACCGCCAGCATGTCCACAACCGAACAGCAGGATCGCCCGTCACTTGCTTCCGCCCGCGCACCGGAGGACATCCGCCGCGCCGGAAAGCTGGTCGCCAAGCAGGCGGGCGGCGGCACCGTGGCCAGTTTCTTCAACGCCAACAAGGAGACGTTGAAGGCACTGCTCCCCGCGCACATGACGCCCGAACGCATGATGAAGATCGCGCTCGGTGCGCTTCGCACCACGCCCAAGCTGATGGACTGTACCATCGAGAGCCTGTTCGGCTCGGTCGTCGTCTGCGCCCAGATGGGCTTGGAGCCGAACACGCCGCAGGGACACATCTACCTGATCCCTTTCGAAAACCGGAGAAAGCAGACAACCGAGGTTCAGATCATCGTCGGTTACAAAGGGCTGATCGACCTTGCGCGCCGGTCCGGCCAGATCGAGAGCCTGTCGTCTCGCGTAGTCCATGAGCGCGACGAATTCGACATCGACTATGGCACGTCCGATCAGATCATTCACAAGCCGTTCCTGCGCGGCGACCGGGGAAGGATCGTCGGCTTCTACGCCGTCGCCAAGTTGAAAGGCGGGGGCGTCCAGTTCGAGTTCATGTCGGTCGCCGAGGTCAACGCGGTCCGCGACGGGTCACAGGGCTACCAGACCGCAAAGCGCTTCAGCAAAACCAACACCCCGTGGATCAGCAACTACGAGGAGATGGGCAAGAAGACGGTCATCCGCCGCCTGACGAAGTACCTGCCCATGTCGATCGAACTCGCCAACGCCGTCGCGCTCGATGGTCGGGCTGAAGGCGGAGAAACCCAGGGCCTCGACCGGGTGCTGGATGGCGACTTCACCGTCCTTCCCGAAGGTGAAGTGCCGGAGGATGAAGAGGGCGGCCAGGGTGACGACACCCATGGTGACGGCGAGCCTGAACCACAGAAGACCGAAACTGCGAAGCCGAAGCCGGCTGCCGCCAAATCGAAGGCGGAACCCAAGCCCGAACCGAAGTCGGCCCCCGCCCCGAGGACGCACGATCCCGAGACCGGCGAGGTGCTGAACGATGAGATCGGCACCAGCGGCCCAACCACCGATCCGGCCGATGATGACGACCTGTTCGCCGCCACCTGAGCGCCCATCCACCGGAGG